GATTTGAATGAATTTTATAGACAGTATTCACGCACTATATCTCATGCCTTTAGAGATGAAAGCAAAAGTTCTATTTTTAATCTTGAAAAGATATATAGCCAAATTGACTACAATGACGGTTTAGAAAAGTATGGATATCTAGTACGCGGGTATTTTAGTTGGTATAATGGTGTGAGATTTTCAAAGGTAATTTGGACGCCAAGCCCTAAAGGTAGATTTTTAATAAGTTGGATGCCACCACCACAAATGCAAAATGCGGTACAAGAAAGAAATGGATTATATTACCCATTAAATGCAGATATTGGATGCTTTGGTTGTGATCCATACGATATTTCAGGCGTAGTTGGTGGCGGTGGTTCTAAAGGTGCATTGCATGGTAAAACAGGATTTCACATGACGGAAGCACCCACCAATGAATTTTTCTTAGAATACATAGCCAGACCTGATACTGCAGAGATATTCTTTGAGGATGTGCTTATGGCATTACATTTTTATGGTATGCCTGCACTAATTGAAAATAATAAACCACGTTTGCTGTACCACCTAAAAAACAACGGGTACAGACCTTTTTCTATGAACCGTCCTGACAAGCATAAGCATCAGTTGTCACAAACAGAAATAGAATTAGGCGGAATACCAAATAATAGTGAGGATATTAAACAAGCGCACGCATCAGCTATACAAACATACATTGAACAATATGTAGGGTATGATACAGAAGGAACATACCGTCAACCCGACTTAATTGGAAGTATGCCATTTAATGCTACTTTAAAAGATTGGGGTGCATTCGATATCAGCAATCGTACAAAATATGATGCGTCCATATCATCAGGACTTGCCTGTATGGGTACAAAAAAGAATTTATACCTACCTACGATTACCAAAAAGAAAATATCAATAAATGTATCAAGGTATGATAATACAGGAAGTTATAGTCAAATAATGCAATAAAAACTAAAAAATATAACAAAAAGTGTTATTTGTTGCAAATAATTATATCTTTGTAGTACATACCCATATATAAATGAAGGACAATAGACCTGCTGTCATTATCAATAATACATCTTTTCCATCGGTACTTGTTCCTGACGCAGAAAAATCAGCCCCCGAATACGGTTTAAAAATCGGAAAATCAATTGAATGGGAATGGTTCTCCCGTACAGGTGGAAATTCATGTAGATACTATGACCAGTGGTTAAACTTTCATAAACTAAGGCTTTATGCACGTGGCGAACAACCCATAGCAAAATACAAAAATTCTTTTGCTATAAACGGTAGCCTTGAACACATAAACTTAGATTGGTCTATTGTACCCGTTATTCCTTCATTCGTTGATCGTGTAGTAAATGGGATTTCGGAAAGAATGTATAAAGTGCGTGCCGAAGCTGTAGACATTATGAGTGCTGAAAAGAAAAACGCTTTTCAGGACATGGTAGAAGCAAACATGAATGCCAAAGAAGCACTCATTAATATTGAAAAGGACTTTGGCGTAAATGGATTTGATATACCACAACAAGATGTTCCCGATGACCAAACGGACTTGAACTTGTATATGCAACTTAATTACAAACCAGGTATTGAGATAGCAGAAGAAGTTGCTATTGATACTGTGTTTAACATGAATGATTACGCAGAAGTTCAAAAAAAGGTTGTGTATGATATTACTACATTGGGTATTGGCATAGCAAAGCATGAGTTCCAACAGAATAATGGTATTGTAACATCTTATGTAGACCCACAAAACGTAGTTTATTCTTATGTAGAAGAACGTAATTTTAATGACGCATTTTATTGGGGCGAAGTGAAGCGAACACCATTAACGGAGTTATATAAAATCAAGCCAGATATTAGTGAAGATGAAATGACAAAAATTACTCAATATGGTTCTGCCTTTTATGATTACTACGGAATAATGCGTAATTATGTAAATGACATCTTCCAAAAAGATAGTGTTACATTACTTTATTTCAACTACAAAACAACACATCGCTTTACGTATAAGAAAAAAAAGAATGACAATGGATTTGAAAAAGTTATAAAAAAAGATAGCAGTTTTAATCCTGAGCCAAATGAAAAATTTGAAAAAGTAAGCATACCAAAAGATGTATGGTACGAAGGAATATTAGTACTTGGGTCAAGCATATTGCTTAAATGGCAAATGGCTGAGAATATGGTACGACCAGAAAGTCCTTCTCAAATGGCGTTATCAAACTATGTTGCTTTTGCCCCAAGAATGTACAAAGGCGTAATTGAATCGCTTACAAGAAGAATGATACCATTTGCCGACCAAGTGCAATTAGGGTTTCTTAAAAAGCAACAGATATTATCTCGTTTAATTCCTGATGGCGTATTTATAGATGCAGACGGAGTAAATGAAGTAGAATTAGGTACAGGTGCAGCACAGACGCCAGAAGAAGCATTACGAATGTATTTTCAATTTGGTTCTGTCATAGGCAGAAGTCAGACACAAGATGGCGAATACAACCACGCCAAAATACCGATACAGGAAATAACGACAAGTTCTGGACAAAACAAATTGGTAGCTATCAATAATGAAATAGACGCAAACCTAAATTTGCTTAGTTTATGTACAGGGATAATGAAGGATGCTTCAAATCCCGATCCAAATTCGCTTGTAGGTTTACAAAAACTTGCTGCTGCAAATTCAAATACAGCTACACGACATATCTTACAAGGTATGCTTGATATTGCACGTAGAATGGCTACTGCGGTATCATTACGACTTGCTGATGTATTACAATACTCAGACATGAAGGATGAGCTTACAATGCAAATAGGGAAATATAGTGTAGCAACACTCGAAGATATTAAAAATCTTTATTTACACAACTTTGGTATATTTATTGAAGTTGCCCCAGATGAAGAAGAAAAGGCGTTGTTAGAGCAAAATATTCAACAAGCGTTGGCAAAAGAAAATATTTATTTAGAAGATGCCATTGATATCCGTTCTGTAAACAATATCAAACTTGCCAATGAGTTATTGAAGAAAAAGCGCAAGGACAGGGATAAGAAAAAGATGGAGGAAGAAAAGGTGCGTACTGATATGCAAACGCAAGGAAATATACAGTCAGCACAAGCCGCCAACCAAGCCAAGATGCAATACGCACAAGCAGAAACACAAGGCAAAGCAGGATTATCTCAACAAGAGCATCAGCAGAAAATGGAACAAATGCGTGAAGAAGCTGCTTTGAAAAAGGAGTTAATGAAAGAGGAATTTGGCTATCAGATGCAACTCAAAGGAACTACTGACGCAGTGGTTGAACAACGTGAGGACAAAAAGGAAAAAGCCAAAGATGACCGTACTAAAATACAAGCTACGCAACAGTCAAAATTAATTGAACAACGCCAAAGGAATTTGCCTTCGCAAAACTTCGAGAGTTCGGTGGACAATATTGGAGATGGCTTTGATTTCAGCGAATTTACTCCACGATAATTTACTCAGCAACACAACTAATTACCGTTACTGTTTTAGATAAAGCATACCCATTTTCAGTATGGCTACCCTCTTTTTCATGCTTTATTTTTTCTTTTACTGTACCGCAAAAATTAGATAGCGATGTAGAAGTGTGGTACACATCACCTTGCGTATTTAGACTTGTTACTGTTGTTGTGCATTGATAGCACTTTTCGCATGATGTAAAAGCCATTGCCAACGCAATAAATAGAATACTTTTCATATTATTATTTTCGTCAAAGTTACATAAATATATAATCGTTTGTAATAAATGCGGTGAACGTGCGTTATTTGTCGGTAAGCTACTTAAAGTAAAACTTTAAGTAAATTTCATAAATACTTGATTGTTATATAAAAAGTGTTTACATTTGTACTTACAATTATATAATTAAATTTAATACAATGAATATTTTATCAGTTCGAGAGGTAGCAGACGAGCAACCAAAAAGTAAGGTAGCACTTGAAAAGGAGTTACTTGAACAACACGCAGAGGAACAAAAATTGGCTAATCCGCCTATTATAGAACCTCCAGCAGAAGTAGAACCACCACCACTCGATGATACATTAGTTCTTTCACATATTAATAAAAAATACCAAAAAGGGTACACTTCATTTGACGAATTGCTTACACCGCAGACCGTTGAAAAAGAAGTTGAACTCCCCGAAGATGTATCTGCATTTTATAAGTTTAAACAGGAAACGGGTCGTGGACTGTCAGATTATATGAAAATACAGAGAGATTTCGCAAAGGAGAACCCTGATACACTCTTGGCAGAATATATTGCATCACAAAATCCAGAATTTGACGAACAGGATATTGCAGATGAAATTAAAAAACGTTTTGGCTATGACGAAACACTCGATGACGAGGAAACAATCAAAGCTACACAGCGTACCAAGAAAAAAGAACTTTCAAAGGCTATTGCGCATTTTGAGAAACTAAAGGAACAATACAAAGCACCGATTGTGTCAACCGTTGCCACCGTTCCTGATGATGAAAAAGAAGCGTTTGATGCCTATAAGAAAGAAGTATCAAGCAGGCAGACAGAGGTAGAAAAGGGAAAGGAATTATCTAATTACTTCGTACAAAAAACAAACGAATTATTCTCAAACAATTTCAAAGGTTTTGAATTTAAAGTTGGTGATAAGGCAATTGTTTATACACCAGGCGATGTAGAAAAGGTAAAGCAATCCCAAATAAACGTGAACAATTTTATCGGTAGCCATCTAAATGAAGAAGGCTATTTGAAAGATGCGGGAGCGTACCACAAGTCACTTGCAGTAGCAATGAATCCAGATTTATTTGCTAAACATTTTTACGAACAAGGCAAAGCAGATGCTATTGCATCGCAAGCTATATCTGATAAAAACATAAATATGGGAAACATACGTAATGCCCCAGAAATTACGAAATCAGGCGAAGGAATAAAAATGAGAGCATTAGACGAATCTAACGGTTCATCGCTAAAGATACTAAGTCCGCGTAAATAACACCCAAAGCATCAGGGGGTGTGCTTGTACCAACAGGAACGTATGCTTATTATTTTATCATTTTACAATTAAAAAAACACTATAAACAATGGCAGGATCATTAGCGGCGTCGCCAACATTCGCGTTAACGCCCACAGCAACAAAAGTCACTACGACTACGAACTACATCAGTAGCTTCGCATTTTTAAACCAATATCTTCCCGACTTAGCGGAAAAGGAATTTGCCCGTTATGGCAACCGTTCCATCGCTTCATTTTTACGATTGGTAGGTGCAGAAATGCCAACCAATTCGGATTTGATTAAATGGTCAGAAGAAGGACGTCTGCATATTAAATATACAGGCTTGACACCAACAGCGATTTCATCAGGTACACAGTTATTCACCGTAGCATCAGGCGTTTGTTCTTATCGCATCGGTCAAACTGTATTCTTATCTGGTACAAATGGCTCAGCGCAAAAAGGTATTATTACCACAGTTACATCAACTACCTTTACAGTAGCATATTATGACCTTACAACAGGTGCTGCCGATCCATTTGGCTCAGGCACAGTAACGTCATTCGTATATGGTTCTGAATTTCAAAAAGGATCTGCAGGCATGGTTGGTACATTAGAAGCTCAAAACAGCTTTTATGACAACAAGCCTATCATCATTAAAGATAACTACTCCGTTACAGGGTCAGACATGGCACAAATTGGATGGGTAGAAGTTGAATATGAAGGTGGTGCAGGTTATTTATGGTATCTTAAATCAAACGGAGAAACCCGTATGAGATTTGATGACGTACTTGAAATGTCAATGGTAGAAGGCGTACCTGCCATCGCATCATCTGCGGCACTTGCCTATCTTTCACCTTCAACAAATAACATTCTTGGTGTTGCTGCTGCGGCTACAACTGCGGCTGGTACAAAAGGTTTGTTCTACGAAGTGAATGACAGAGGTAATGTATGGTCAGGCGGTAATCCTACTGCATTGCAAGATTGGGATCAAATTATCCAACGTCTTGACAAGCAAGGTGCTATCCAGGAAAATGCTATCTTTTTAAACCGTCAGTTTTCATTCGATATGAATGATATGATTGCCGCTCAAAACGGTATGGGTGCAGGCGGTACGTCATACGGTCTTTTTGACAATGACGAGAAAATGGCTTTAAACTTAGGTTTCACAGGCTTCAAACGTGGATATGATTTCTACAAAACGGATTGGAAATACTTGAATGATGCAACCCTTCGTGGTGACATCACAGCAGGTGGTGTAAACGGTATTCTTGTACCTGCGGGTTCAACAAACGTTTATGATGAAGTTTTAGGAGAAAAAGTATCTCGTCCGTTCCTTCATGTTAGATACCGTGCATCGGAAAGAGAAGATCGCCGATACAAGTCATGGGTTACAGGAAGTGCAGGCGGTGCAGCTACATCAGATGTTGATGAAATGAGAGTGAATTATTTATCAGAACGTGCATTATGCGTTTTGGGAGCAAATAACTTCTTCTTATTCAAAGCATAATTTATAGGGGTGTCGTGAAATGCGACACCCCATATTTTTTTTACATATTTAAATTTAATTAAATGAAATCCACAGCAAAAAAAATGACTCTTGACGAGTTCAGAAAATTACCAAAAAAAGACAGAACTTATGTTCTCATTGGCGCATCTTCGCCATTATCATTTACCCTTAATTGCAGGCACTCGCGCAATAACCCCTTACTTTATTTTGATGGGGCAACAAACAGAGCAATTAGATATGCTCGTAATCAACGATCACCATTTATTGACGAACAAGACAAAGAAGCTATACTTGAACACGTAGCATTTGACGATGGCAAAATATTAGTGCCAAAGGAAGAAACGTTGTTGCAGGAAATACTTAGCGTATTGCACCCAAAATTAGGCATAACGTACAAGGAACTCGACTTTGAAGCAATGGCAAAAGAAGATATCCAACGAATGAATATCGAAGAAGATGCAATCATTGCAGCACGTTCATTAGACATCAAAACAGCAGAATCAATACTACGCGTATGTACTAATTCTAAGGTTGATGATATGAATAGTGAAGAAATAAAACGCGATATCCGTTTGTATGCTCGCCAACACCCACAAGCCTTTTTAGAAGCCATTGATGATCCTAATTTAAAGATGGAGGATATGGTACAAAAAATGCTTGCACAAGGTGTATTGACCATCAAAAACAACAAGGATGTACATTACAACCTGGAAACAAATAAGAAAAAAATCTTTACTATACCATTAGGGGATGATGCCCAAAGTGCAATCATTAAATACTTTTTGACCGATGACGGTCTTGAAACGTTTAAGATTTTAGAAGGCAAAGTAGAGTAGTAAATAACATACATATATAAAAAAAGGACTGATAATTTCAGTCCTTTTTTTTGTTTGAATTAATCCATTAAGCAAGGGCAATGCCTGACACTGCATACGGTGGAGTAGGCGGTGTGTAGCGAACATTGCTCCAATTGGTACTCAACGCAGAAATAACTGCACTTTGTAACCAATCACGCATTAACTCATCACCTGAGCCTGCTGTACCATGTGTAATGGTCAAGATGTCTCCTGATGCTGATGCAGCTTTATACTGCACAGTAACGGTGGTGGTAGATGCCTGCTCAATCAGGATGATGTCAGTGGCAGAAATTAGTTGTGTCTGCTCGTTTGTTACGGGGATTGCGATAAACTTTTCCATGTAAATAAATGGGGTTTTAGTGTTTAAAAACCAAAGTTATGAATTATTTTGTATAATTAAAGTAAAACTTTAAGTAAAAAGTATAACTAATTAGTAATTAGCGTTATATTTGTTACAAATTACCATTGTTTTGATAAACGAAGTACGCCAAGCAGTCATGTATATCCTTGCCAAAGACAACAATGGCAACATTACTCCTGATGAATATAACAGGTATGCACACACCGCACAAATGGAGGTGTTTACTGAGTATTTTCAACTATATAATCTGTATAAAAACAGAATGAAATTAGGTAGAATATACTCAGGATATGCCGATATGGTGAAGCAAATGGAGCAAACTATTAATTATTTTTCTTTAAATGTTCCAATAGCTAAAGCGGTTACACCTGCTACATTTGCAACAACTATTGTATCAGGTATTATAACAGCAGTTACGATTACTGATGGTGGTGCAGGGTATGCACCAAGTATAGCGGGTGCGGTAGTAATAGCAGGCCCAACAGGTTCTGGTGCATCAATTACTTATACAACAGATTCTTTAGGGAATGTAAATACGGTAACTATTGTATCAGGTGGTACTTTATACACAACAGTATCGCTTTCTATTGCATCAGCGTCAAGCACATCATACAATTTACCTTCTGATTGGTATTTAATTGATGTTGTAAATTATGGTGATGTAGAAGTAATGCCTATTGCACATGGCAAATTAAAAAATCTTTTAAGGTCAAACCTTACAGCACCAACATTAGAATACCCAAACTATGTACTTAGGGGTAATTCTATAACAATATATCCTGATACGGGAACAACAGGCGACCCTGTAACGTTGTTTTATGTTCGATATCCAAGAACGCCTAATTGGTCATATTCTTTAATTACAAATGGCGAACCGATATTTAATATTAATGACCCATTGTACCAAGACTTTGAAGTGCCTGAATCTGAATTTTACAAACTTGTAATTAAAATATGTCAATATTGTGGGGTGCAAATTCGTGAGGAACAAGTTGTACAATACACTTCACAGCAAGAACAAATTACTGAAAATAAAAATGTGGCTACAACATAATGACAGACCAAACATATTATAGTACCCCGACAAATTATGGAACGTATCAATACATTCCATTGGCAGATATTGTAAATAACTTCATGCTGATGCACACAGGCGATGAAGAACTTATAAGCCATCATATTGATAAGTATAAAGTAATATTTCATGCCAAGCGTGCTATACAGGAATTTCATTATGATGCAGCAAGAGAAACAAAAGTAATAGAAATACAAATAGGTGATAACCTACAGGCTATACTACCACCCGACTTTGTAAATCAAGTAAAATTATTTATAAACGTCAATGGTACATTGATACAGTTGTTTGAAAATAAAAAACCTACACGTTCTATAACGTTTGCACAAGATGCAAATGGAAACATACTATTTGATGGTGATGGCGAAGCAATATCGGTAGATTCATTATTGAACCAACAAGCATTAAATATTGCAACACAGCAAATATCACCATTGGGATATTGGGGTTGGTTTATCAATGATAATTGGTACTATACATGGAATGTAACACTATTTGGAATAGACCCTGCTGACGTAACAAACACTCCTTCGTATAGCATTGATAAGCGTGCGGGTGTGATTAACTTTACATCAGGAATGAATAATCAAACGCTTGAACTTGAATACATATCAGATGGACTTTCAGCAAATGACGATGAAATAATGATTAATAAATTAGCCGAAGAATATGTGTACGCATATATTACTCATGCTATATTAGAAAGTAGATCAAACGTAGCTGAGTATGTTGTAAACAGAAAACGTAAAAGAAAATCAGCATTACTTTCAAATGCTAAAATAAGACTAAGTAACTTGCACCCAAGCATACTAACATTAACATTAAGGGGTCAGGATAAATGGATTAAATAATGAAGATAACGAACACATTTCTTGGCGGTAAAATGAATGTTGACGCAGATCAGCTTTTATTGCCCAAAGGACAGTATTTTAAAGGTTTAAACATTGAAGTTACAAATCCAGAGAATAGTTCTGATGTTACTAAGTATGCGGATGCGGGTGTTTTAAGAAATTCATTAGGTAATAAAATTCCATTGAATAATGTAGGTACACCGCTTACAATAGTAGATATAAATAATTTACCACTCGTAAATGCACGATGCTTAGGTACTTGTGTTGCGGGTGATTTAAATTGTATATTTTTTATCATTACATCTACAAATGAGGACTTGATTGTACAGTATATTGACACGCCATCAGTAAGTCCTGCAGGGAGTGTCGGTGCAATAAACTACATACTACGTGCGCCAAAACCTACTGTTGGTAATAGATACCTTTCGCTTAATTCGGGCAACTATATCACAGGGTTTAATTACATGGATAATTACCTTATGTGGACGGATAATTTGAATCCACCACGCATGATAAATGTGACTAGGTTTAGGCAATATACCCAAACTAACTTTGCATGGAATCAGGATGATATTAATGTGATAGTGAAACCACCATTAGGTGCTGCGGTGATTACGTTGTCAAATGACGGTACGCCAAAGAATGAAATTAAAAACAAATTTCTGTACTTCTCATATAGATACAAGTATGAGGATAACAGATGGAGTACGTTTGCGCCTTTTACCCAAGTGGCATTTACTCCAGCGTCATTTGCGTTCAATGGACAGAGTGTGGTATCAATGTACAACATTTATAACAAGGTATCTATTACGGTAGCTACAGGAGATAGGCAAGTAACGGATATTCAGTTTTTATTTAAAGATAGTGAGTTCTCAAATATTTATATAATCGAGACAGTAAATAAACTAAAACCAATAGTGGGCGTACCTGTAATACCAAATAACAGTGTATGGACATATCCTGCATTTGACAATAGTAAAACCTATGCGACACTACCCGAATATGAACTTACAAGATTATTTGACAATGTACCCATAAAGGCATTAGCGCAAGATATTATAGGCAGTAGACTTGTATATGGCAACTACACACAGTTCTATAATTTAATTACGTCATGGAACTCAATAGTAATACCTAACTATACAGTACAGGCTATTTCAACAGCGATTACAGGTAATTCATACAGACCGTCGTTTAAAACTAATGTAGACTACGAATTTGCCATAGTATATTTAGACGACTACGGTAGAATGTCAACGCCCATAACATCTGTTACCAACACTGTACATATCAGTGCGCAAAATGCGGGTAGACAAAATTGGGTAAAACTAACCATTAGTCATTATCCACCATCATGGGCAGCTAAGTATCGTATATTTATAAAACAAAGTAGGTTTAAATACTATAATGTATTCCCATCAAGAATTGAAATACCAACTGATGCAGGCATATCGTACTACTTGATAAACCCTGTTGATAAGGATAAAATAACTGTTGGTGATAGTGTATTGCTTAAAACGGATTTTAGCGGTATTACAGGAAGTACAACAGAATATATTGTACTTGAAGTAGCCAATAAAAGTGAAAATGAAATAAACGCAACAAATCCTGCGGGTTTATATTTTAAGTTAGCAAAATCAGCAGATCCTGGTGTTGTAAATAATTTAGTCTACAACTTGCAATTTAATAATGCTAATGGTTTTCTATTTGCATATATACAGACAGCACCGCCACCTGTAAGTAATTCATGGGTAGACCCAACATCTACAGTTCCTGCAACGTGGTCTCCGATTGTTTACTATCCAGGTACGACTGCATCACTAATATTACCAAACGGAAACATACCTTATAAACTAAGTCCTACATTTGCATTATATATACATAGTGCATACTCTCAAACAGATTTAAGATATAGGATTGAGTATGCGGGAATTATATCAGGCTTTCATTGTTTAAATTATAGAAAGTTTGACTCACAAGTAAATGTAAACCCTGCACCTTTACCATTTAGAAATGCTGCCAATAACCAAGCAGTGCCAGTAATTATTAAAGACCCTGCAAATGTTATTACGTTAGGTGCGCTTATATTTTACGCAGGCGTATTAGTATTTCCTGGTGATACATGGAGACTAAATATCTATTCAAGTCAAAATGGTGTTACAATAGGAGGTAATCCAATCAAGCCTGTTGCATTGATGATAAACATACCAGCACCTATCAGTAATGTCATAAAAGGTGGTTCTACTATAAAGTTTAGTGCGATGTTGGCAAAAACTGAAGTTGTATTCCCTATGTCTATAGTTACGTCATGGGAAACACCAGAACAAAGTTTTGTATCACCTATGACATATCCAGACTTGCAAGAATGGTTTTGGGAAAGTGGTGCATATCAAGAATTTAGACAAGTAGGCCCGACACAGCTTGAACATAAAAATGTATTCTTTAGATATGGTAGAGACCACTATATACCTGCTAACTTTCCAGGCGGTGCAGCAAGAATAATTCAAAAACAGGGGTTTGAAATTGCACCTGCAAGTACGCAATATGAACCTATAATGTTTATAGGCGGAGTACAAACAAACTTTACAGGAATAAATACAAGGTATCAAATAGAAATGGGTTTCTTTCGCATTTTCTACACTGAATTTCCTTTATGCTTTGAAGTTTATCCTGCTAATCAGCGTGACCCATTATTCCATGAATGCACAGAAAACCTTTCAATCATTACCGCAAATAATAAAAAATATCATGGTGGATATTTACCAATAGGCGCAGGCCCGTTACAAAACCAAACAGATAACTTACCTGCGGCTGTGTTCTTGAATCCAGGTCCAGCAATAACAAGTTCGTCAAATGCTTCATTTAACTGTTGGTCATTCCCTAATGGTGTTGAATTGAATAGAATTGGAGATACATTTAATAAACCGACAACAGAGTGGTCGCCACGAGTTATGATACCCGTATTGGATTATGCACAACAAAATGTTAGTGCGGGATTGACATATAGTGGTACATTTCGAGTGGATTCAAACATAAATAATTTGAACTCATTTAATCTTTCATTAGGTAATTTTAAATACTTAGAAAAGTCATTTGGGTCGGTACAAAAGATAAAGTCAAGAGATACTGATATGGTAGTATTCCAACAAGACCAAGTATCAAAAGTATTATATGGTAAAAATTTACTAAGCGATTCAACAGGTGGTGGCGACATAACGAGTGTACCAGAAGTATTAGGTACGCAAATCAGTTACGCAGGAGAATATGGGATTAGCAATAGTCCTGAGAGTTTTGCACAGTGGGGAGATGATATGTATTTTGCAGATAGCCAAAGAGGTGCGGTAATTAGACTTAATAATCAAGGTCTTTTTGATATATCGCAATACGGAATGAAATCATTTTTTAATACTAATTTTAAACTACAACCTGAAACAATAAAAATTGGCGTATTTGACCCATATTATAAAAGATATATTTTATGCGATACAGGATTTAAAAAATCACCTGTACCGCCATTTATCCAGCTTGGCGGAGGCATCGCCCCCCCTGCAGCTTATGCCTATACCGCACTAATCAATCAGGTACTACTAACACAATAATGAGCATAGGAACAATATATATAACAAGCAATCAGCAATGGACGATAACAGGCCCAGCGTGGATTCCTGCACTGCCAATAAGCGGTTCGGGAAACTATGAGTACAACCCTGTAACATCAGCTAACGCTACGGGTTCGTACAGAACATCAAACATATTAGTAACGTATCAAGATGCAACGGTAGATACTATACCTATAGTGCAATACGAAAGTGGGTATGTAA